CCAATACGACCCATAGACTGGTAAATCTTCTGTTGAGAAATATTACACAAATCTTTTCCAATGAAACCATGACAGAACTGATAATTGGTTCCGTAAATATAATCTGTAGAAGCAATAATCATAAATAGTTTTTGTTCATCCGCCAATTGTTTCATAATTTCCATATAATGCTGGTTTTTATGAAATTTGAAAGTACCAATGCCTAACAACATGAGTACTTTGTATTTATTATCCACATCCATTTGCATGATTTGCTTTGCATTTTCCTCACCAATATCAGAAACAAAGGCATTTTCCATAATCTCATCATATTGAGACCAAATCTGCTGATGTGGTTTCGTATTAGGCACATACATGGGGTCTAAAGATACCATTTTGATTTGTTTTCTCAGTTTGTTGATTTCATTCATCCATGTTTCTGATTCTTTGGACAATCTACCACTTTCTCTAGCAGCATTCACTTTGTTATCTTCAGAAATGACGCTTTCCTTTGAGTCAATCAACTGTTCTAATTTTTGTATTTGGGCTACAACAGTACCATTATGACTAATTTTTTGCATAATTTTTTCAAATACAGAAGAAGCAATGTTTGTTTGTTGAATATAAAACTGACCGATTTTATCAATTTCATCTGTCAAATATATAGTAGGTCCGTCTGTAAATGTATATGCATCACTAGTAGTTGCTAAAACTCCGCCAGTATTTTTGGTCGGAATTTTTTTTTCATTCGCAGATGCGAACACACTCGTTGTTCTCTTCAATTCCTGTCCAGCTGATGGTTTAACTACCTCCATGCTATTCAGTTTTTTAATTACATCATCCGGTCTGAATCTGTTTTTTCGAGTAGATTTCATATATGTATAAATATAATTCCATTCATTTTCTTCAATGTTTGACAACAGTTCCAAATAATATTCTTTCAGAGAGTTCATAGTAATGTCGGATATCGACGAGAAATAATTTTCAATTTCCATGTTTTCATTAATTTCGACACTTTCACCTACAAACTGGACGAATGTGATGATTTCTCTTAAATCAAAGTATCTAAGAAGCGTGCGATTTTGCATGCAATGATTTACACAACGCAACATATCAGAATGTTTTTCATACAAATAATGAGGTAGTTCACAAAAACCTTCTTTGTTTATGATTGGAATCGACTTTTTACAGTCATGGCTAGTAATAGTATGTAGTTCTGCGTCCTCAAATTTTCTACAAAAGTCTCCGTACACTGGTTGTAATTCTTCACGAGAAGGGAGTGTAGCACATGATAGCACTACTGTCGGGATTTTGTTGTTTGACCAGTTATTGTGAATTATATCATGCAATTCATGAGATTCATAGTCCAAAGTAATGGTTGGTTCATCCCAATAGGTAACAATGTTGTTTTTGTTATTGAATGAAAGCATATAGTGCATAGCGGTAATATAAGATTGTACATCGCAAATCATAATTTCAACATTAGACCCTTCACTATTGTCAACCTTACCAATACCACCCGATTTCTTATTGATTGTATATTCCACTGCAGAATAATAATGTAAGCGAATATCGTTAGCAGATTGACAACCAAATGCAAATGCCACCTTCTTTTCAACAGAAATAGCACTTTTTGCCAAAGCTAGACCAATATGTCTAGCAACACATACAAATATCACGCGTTTTTCTTCTGCCAGACCAATTGGTGATAAAGTCTTACCTGTACCAGTTGGAGCCGTATACAATACCAATTTCGAATTATTGTTATTTTTGATAATGCGGAAAAGTTGTTTCTGATGAGGATACAATTGTTTGTCTTCATATTTCATCAAATACTGGTTACGTTCGATAAACTGATAGGCGTTTGTAATAATTTCATTTGTATTTGTAAACGAGTTGGCCCATTCAATTGCCTTATCAATATATCTCAACACGATAACATTAATATCAGCAATAGATGTTTTGCGTATTTGAATAAGAGTATACAAATAAAATGCATATTTTTGTTTTTTGTTTTTAACATATTTGAGTAAATTATTGAGCAATTCTATGAGAATGTATTCAAAAATGGAGGTTTTGTCGTTGGAAATCGTTTTTTCTGTGTTTTTAATTCGCATAGAATCTATACTTTTGAGTTGTTTCAATGCAGTTCCTTCCATGAATCGTAGGGCAGATAAATTAGTCAAAGGGGTGCCTTGAGCATATTTGTCAATAGATTCATGAATATTTTTTTCAAAGAAATTTCGAAAAACATAGTAATCAATTTCTGGTGATTTTTCGATTTTTGTATAAGAGAGAAAAGTTTTCGTTTTGTTTTTTCTGATATTTGGTGATTGATATCCTTCCACAATGAGTTTGAGAATTTCCATCTCACTTTCAGAAACAGGTTTTTCAATGGTTTCCCATTCTGACTTAGATAACTTTGACTGATTTAAATCCATGATTAAGTTGTTTGATTAAATATGTATTTCTATTTTTTCATATATCATTTGTCAATTTTGTTACATATCATTCACCGAAAATGATATACAATTAATATATTTCATTAATTTAACTATGTTCTCGATATTTCAAAAAAAAAATATACAACGTGTTTCATTTGAAGATGTATTATTTGCAATCAAATACCCAGAGCAGTTTATTATCATTAATACACTATCTACAAACGAACAATCCTGTCTCATTATGAATACTATTGAATGCAATAAAGAGGAAAAAATTTTCAATGATTTATTAAACAGTTATAATTTGCATTCCAAACATATCATTATTTATGGAAAAAACACCAATGATGAAACAATAGAAACCAAATATCATCAAATAGTAGGGTTGGGTTTCAAAAATGTATTCTTGTATCAAGGAGGACTATTTGAATGGTTGTTATTACAAGATATATATGGTAAAAACGAGTTCCCCACAACAACCTATATTTTAGATATATTGAAATTCAAACCACAACGTCATTTTGCTGGTAGATTGACATAATTATTTCCACGAACCAAAATATTTGTGTTGAGCATAATCACCGAAGTATTGTCGTTTCCCGTTATCTAAAATAAATACGTTTTTTTTATGTGAAGATTTCATATAATTTGTCGTAACAAAATCCGGTCCAGTTGTTTTGTATACATATTCATCATCATCATGGTTTACCGATTTTACTATTTTGTTAATATTATTGTGAATATTATCAATGAGTTCTTTGATGAATCCATTTTTTGGTTCAGCTGCAAATGCATATTGACCTAATAAAAAACGTTGATTGTTATCATAATAAGACTTATATCGTGATATATGACTATGTTCCTTTGTAATGTATTCGTCAACCGGAAAAACAACAGGGTGTGACAACATATCATCCATATTTTTTAGTCCCTTCATATCTAAATCCATATAAATACCTCCATAGTGGTATACAGCAACATATCTGAAGAAATCTATTTTTTGTATTTTGATGGGTATTTTTTGATAAGTATCATAATATTGTGGGTAATTTGCTTTCAAAAATACATCTATATCTTCGTCTGTAAAAAATTTATATTCATAATCTGGATTGTTTGTTTTGATTGAATCAATCAGCGGTTTATATTTATCTGGTATATTATTTGATTTCCATGTTTGAATGATGACTTTGGGTATATATTGTGTAGCAATGAACGGTATTTTCTTTGTTCCATATGTATGATATAACCAAATCAATAATAATATGATACAAATAATTATAATATAAATCATGTATATATATGATAAACAAATATAATAAATACCTACTATTATCGTTATTTCTCTTATTATTGTGTTTTGCTTATTTATTGTACCAGTTTACACGAAGAAACCAGATAAGAGAAACAATGTATACTAAATCCACAGCAGTGATTGTAGAACCCAGAGAGCATAAAGCATTAGGGTATGTATTACAAAATGCGATTGAAAATTTAGACGATAATTGGGATATCATGATTTTTCATGGAATAAAAAACAAACAATTTGTATTGGACATTATAGAAAAAGATTTACGTGATTTCAAACATCGAATTACACTTCAAAATCTATATATTGAGAACCTGACGATAGAAGAATACAATCAATTAATGACATCGATTGATTTTTATGAAAAAATTCCTACAGAAACCATATTGATATTTCAAACAGATTCTATTATATGTGAAGAATGTAAAGATTATTTGAATGAATTTTTACAGTATGATTATGTAGGTGCACCGAATAAGGAATGGGTAGGTAATGGTGGGTTATCACTACGAAAAAAAAGTAAAATGATAGACGTTCTCAAACACCATAATCGAGAACCAGGAGAAAATGAAGACATTTTTTTTACTAAAAAAGAACACAAATTATCCATACCCGATATCAACACCGCAAACCGTTTTTCGAATGAAGGAAATTATTCACCAAATAGTTTTGGAGTACATAAACCATGGTGGTACTTTTCAAAACCGGACCTGTATAAAAAACAACAACATTGTAAAGCGTTAAAGAAGCTAATAAATTTGAATGAATAAAAATTGACAGTCAAAACTAGGTATACGTTATATACATAAAGATTTAGTCTATTAATAATATATAATGTCACGTCCCACTATCATTTCAATTGAAGGCAATATTGGTGCTGGAAAAACAACAATCATTGAGAATCTACAAAAAAAACTGGCACATAATAAAGAAATAATCTTTTTGAGAGAACCTGTAGATGTATGGGACACCATTCGTGACAACAACAATGTAACTATATTAGAAAAATTTTATGAAAACAGCGAAAAATATGCGTTTTGTTTCCAGGTGATGGCTTTTGCTACTCGGTCTACTAATATTAAAACTGCCATTAAAAACAACCCAGATTGCAAATACATTATATGTGAACGCTCTTTAGAAGCGGATAATAATATTTTTGCAAAGATGTTAAAAGACGATGGAAAAATCGAGGATATAGAATACAAAGTATATGAACATTTCTATCATAATTGCAGGGATGAGGTTAAAGTTGACGGAGTAATATACATAGATTCATCCCCTTCAGTCTGTTTGGAACGAATCAACAAAAGAAAACGTGATGGTGAAGGAGGAATTCCTTTGGACTATCTAGAAAATTGTAAGAAGTATCATGATGTTTGGTTAGTTGAAAATAAAGAAGGGCTTCCTGTAATTCACATAGACACAAATGCAAATGTCACTTATGATGAAAATGATAAAAGCGATAAGGGAAACGTTTGGCTAGATGACATAAAAAAATTTATTGTTGATTTTGAAACCAAATAAACAACCACTACAAAAAAATAATAAATATTTCGATAAAGATTTATTATTTACAAACCAAATTTCACAACAATTTTGACTGTTTCTTTTTTGATGCATTTGCATGCAGATACTGATAGTTCTTCACGACGTTTTCTCGTTTTTGTATTGTCCGTACTGTCATTAGGGTTTCTTTTCTTTGATGAACTATTTCGATTGTTCATATCATTTTCAATCGTTGTATAATTATTTTCAATATAATCAATGACTTTGTTCTCAATTGCCCATTTGAAAAAATTCAGTTGTCCAATGGTTGTTTCCATATGTTTTTCTCCAAAAGGAATAGTAATCCTGTCCCAACGACAAAATGGGTCGAATCGTTTTTTTGAATACGCTTTTAGTTTTAATTTATAATCATTATACACTTTGAAACGCGTATTTTGAAGGACACCTCCCTTATCTACATGTAAATCATAGACTGTATAATTTTTTTTGGAATAATTTGTGACAAACCAATCAACAATGCGTAGAGAAATTCGTGTTTCACCATTGATAATACGGATTATTTTGTCTACGTAATCTGTATTTTTGTAAAATTCTCTCAAATTATTCATTAGTAAATCATTTTGTGTTTGAAGTGTGCTTGAACAATATAAACTCATTGAATAATATTGTTATATTTATTTATGCTTGTTTTTTGTAAAAATATATATTATCATACTATACAATGTACGAAGTAATAGAAGAGAAAGATTTGAATGAACATTTTATAGATACTTTAGAGGGGGAAAGTCTTACTAATAATATTTCAAAGATATCCTTCATGTTTGTTGCCTTCTTAGTTATTGCAGGTGGTTATGCTACACAAATTTTTTCATGTAGTACACAGCGTTTTTTAAGTAATAATATTTATGGAAAACATTTGATTGGTATTGGTCTTATATTTATGTTTATTATGTTAGAAGGAGGTTGGTCTTTTAATAAAAAAGAACAAGAAAAACATGAAGTAAATTGGTCAAATGGAAATTGTTTTGATAGTACGATATATGCATTTGGTATATATACAATATTTTTATTATCATCAAAAACACGAATCGCATGGAATATGGGATTTTTCTTTTTGTTATTAGTTCTTTATGTAACCAATACACAACGTCTTTTTTATTTCAACAGAAAACAAATAGATAAAGAAACAAACGATAAGATATTGAAAGGGGAAAAAGTAGTATTGTATTCATTGCCCGCGGTATTATTAATAGGTATAATAGATTATTATTTATACAAAACAAATCAACTAGGTAATAAATTCCGTTTGTATTATTTCTTTTTAGGTAATCCAGTATGTACACATATGTAATTGTAATCCATATAAGTATTTGATATGAAATCAAATATTTATTTAATTTTTATTATTTTAACAATAACCAAACACAAAAATAAAATATTAAAATGCTTAGTTGCTGTAGGCAGGGCCAGCCATACCAGACATTACGCGAAGTACGTTGTAGTTAACAGCGTATACACGGACCTTGGCAGTCTTGGTACCAGATACTGTGTTGGAAGAAAGAACAAGCTGAAGAACAGCGTTGTCAATTCTGGAGAAGTTGCAGCTGCCAGAAGGCTGGTGCTCCTCAGGGCGAAGTGCGAAGGAGTATACGTTGATACCGGCATCAGGGGCACGTGTGTGGTGCTGGTAGGGCTGGACAACGTCGAAGTAGGAACCCTCACGCTCGGAGAAGCGGTCCTGGCCGTTAAGCTGAAGCTTAGCGGTGACTACAGGGTTCTCACCCCAGCAGTGCATGTCGAGGGCAGACTCGGCGAGTACGAATGTACCGGCATCAGAAAGTGTGGAACCGGCAGCGGTGGATGCCTCCCAGGAAGCCTGGGCAGTGGTAGCGTCACCTCCGGCATTGTCCATCTGGAAAAGACCGTCAGTTCCGATAACACCGTTAGCACCAGATGTCTGGTCAAGACCACCGAAGGCGTGGACGGCGTTGGGAAGAGCATCGATGGCATCAGTGTAGTTGAAAGGTTGAGCACCGAGTGTCTTGTAGAGGGTATCACCACCCTCAAGAGAAGCGCAGTAGTCTACG